AACTTCTGCGATCATTTTTTATAGTTATCCAATGTTATTATATCAGGATTTTCCTTCATATATTTTTGTTTTAATACAGTCCAGTAGCTAATTTTAGGATCATAATCTCTGTCACCAGCAAATTGAGATGTAGACATTACACCCACTTTCATACACATATTGATTAGCTCTGCAAACTCTGGTGGTGGAGGGCTTATTCTAGGTACTCTTTTACACTCTTTAATAACTTCTAGTTGTGTTTTAATCTTCATTTGTTTTTCTTGTTCAGCAATAAACTCTTCTGTGCATGCTGATCCTAAATATTTTCTCCATGTGAATCTTACACTTCTATCATCATCAGTGCCTTCGTAATTACTGCTAGGGTTGTAATGATTGTAATTGTATGTGTCATCTCTTTGTTCAATAGAAACGTCAAAACTACCTCGACTACATGTGTTTGTTCCGTTTTGTAAATACTCGTTTCTAGCTTGAGCTGCTGTACAAAGTAAAAAACTAACGATTAAGATCCTTAATATCATATGTATGCTCCCTTACTTGATCTGCTAATTGTCTATATAAATTTTCTGCCATCTCCCATGTTGCTTCTGCTGCAGATAATCTTGTAGCAACTTCGGTCAGCTTATCTTCTGCTACTTTTAAGTCTCTTTCAATATTTATAATAGTTATTTTGTTTTCTTCAATTGTATCAGTAAGACTTAGAACGTATCTTACGGACGTGAATGTTCCAGCTAATATTGCTGCTACCACAGGCACAATAACTATATTTTTCTTTACCCATTCAAATCTAGATAATTTAATTTTCTTTTTCATCTTACTATTTTACCTTTGTTTGGTCCTTCTTTTATTGTGTATTTGTGTGAGCCGTTAGCGTTTATATCTACTTCTTTTTTCATAACTTGGTTTAAAAAGATAGCGTTCCAGCCATTCTTGTATGCTTCGTTAGATGGTCTTGATCTACCATCATATTTTCTACCTTTTTCTCTACTGTTTTTTACCATTGCCATTGTAATACATCTCTCTGTTTTTATCTTTTAGTGCCTCAATATCTTCAAGAACTTTATCCATTTGTTTTTGCAAAAACTCAATATTAATTCTGTTATTCATCATCGAGTCTATGTGTTTGTTAATCTTGTCTGTGGTTTTATAAAGATCCTCCAACATCATGTATTGCTCGCTGTCTGCGGGCAAGGATCCCATTTCTCCACGTGGCCATTTTATCCTAAATTCTGTGTTCTCTTCAAGATCTTTCGTCATTAATTCTAGCTGTGTGCTGTGTTGATTTAATTTTTCATGAATGCCAAAGTAAGCCCAGGTGCCGATTGCGATGATCGCGATCAGACTGGCAACCGTCTTCATAGGCATTTGTACAGCTGCTGATTCCGAAATTTTTAGGGCCATAAATTACTTGTAGAAACCTTTAAAGATCCAATTGACCCATTTGTTCCATAAACCTTTAATCCAATTCCAGGCTCTGCAACAAACGTTTTTACATTTATCAATCATGTTTCTTCTCCTCAATTTCATAGAAGAACTTATCAGTGTCTTCTGTTTTCCATTGACTTGTGTTCTCTACGTTCCACTCAGATGTTTGCACTTTCCAATCAGGCACATTGTTTTTAACAGTAAATGATGGGATGTCCCAAATACATCTATTGTTAGGTTGTGCTGCATAGTTCCCGTCATCAAGAGCTATGATATGTGCACATTTGTGCTCGTGCGGTATCTCTGAATGATCCGTATCTAATATATTACTTTCAGGGTG